TTACATTTAAGAAGAAATGATTATATTATAACTATAGGAAGTGAAAGGAACCACACCATGATGACCTTCAATCAATCTGAAACTCACTCACACATCTACAAAGCAACCAACTCGATCAAACCCGTTGAGATCTATCGGATGTGTGATGGAAAGTTTATGATCTATACCCCCGAGGGCCGCCTTCTGGATGATTTTACTTCCGCCGGTCCTTTTGTTGATTTTGAATCTGCTAAGCGTAATGCAGAGACAAATGTTGGAATGAAAATGAACTGGGAGAACTTCTGAAAATGCAACGTGCAGGTAAAACACATAAAGCCGCAGCAAGTGATGGGCTTCAAGATATGAGGCTCAAAAACTTCTTCCGTGAATGTAAAAATATTCTAAAAAATGCAGACGAACCTGATTCAGCATTTTATTTTGAACAATTAGAAGAACATATGATGACCGGTAAACCTCTACCGAGTGAATCAAAGGAAATTTCTAGGATTCTTGGAGTATAAAAATGGAAAAGATTATTCGTGATGGAATGGTAGCAGTTGCCGTATCCGGTGGCTTTGGTGCTGGTTGGTCCACTTGGAACGAAATTGATCCAATGGATGCACGTTTCAACCAATTGTTTTTGGATGGTAAAATTGATGAGATCGTACGTATCTGTGATGATGAAGCCCTTGGTTATGCAGGTGGTGCCAGTGGTGTAAGGATTGAATGGATTCCTATTGGTACTGAGTTTATCATTACTGAGTACGATGGTGCCGAAAGTCTTGAAACCAAGGATAGCTTTGACTGGAAAGTAGCATAAAAAAAGGGCGACCGAAGCCGCCCTAGTTTGTGTGGGAGGGGTTGATTCCCCTCCCTTTTTATTAGCAGATTACTGCAGAATGTTGTCCACGCGAAAGATTCTGTAGTACTGGTTAGTCTTAGCAGTTGCAAGACCGTTTGCAGGAGTGGAACCAACGAATGGGTTGGATACCATACCGTAACGAGTCTTGAAGCCGATTTTTGGCTGGAAGTCTGCTTCACCAACCGCACGTACCATAGTTAGAGGTACATATGGGCAGTAGAAGAGACCAGCATCGTATGCGTTAGTACCTTTGTAACCAACAGTTACATAGTCAGCAACCGCATATGGGTCGATGTACACACGAGTACGACCGTTAAGAACACCAGCAAAAGTGTTGCCAGTATCATCAACGTTTAGGTTAGTTGAAAGAGCTGGAGTGTAGTCAAGCATACCAGCAGCTGCAAGTGCAGAAGCTACGTCTGATGAGCAAAGGATGAAGTTACCCTTACCACGACGAGTTTCTTTTGCAATTACGTTAGCTTCACGCTCGATCTGCATGATCAGACCCTTGAACTTTTCTACTGACCAACGGCCGTCGGCATCAGTTGAAAGGTCGAAGATACCCTGAATAGCAACGTTTGAAGTAAGAGCACCAGTCTTAGCTTGGCTGTTGATAGTGCGAACAACTTCACGGTTGATTTCTGCAAGGATTTCAGTTGACAGAATGTTTGCTAGTTCTGTCTCAGCATCAAGGCCGTGAATTGCCTTAAGATCCTGAGCAAGTTCTAGTGAGTATTCTGCTTTCAATGCACGTGACTTTGCAGTAACAGTTGCACGTTCAATGGTGAAGCCCATCTCATTGAAAGTTGAACCTGAAGCAGATGAACCTAGACGTTCTGCATCTGCAGTTGGCATACCGCCAGCAACATCTGGACCAGTACCACGAGCATCATCGATAGATGAGTCAACAGTACGAACTGGATCAGAGTTTGAAGAGTCATCCGCAAGACCTGAAAGACCTGATGGACCTGAAGTCTGAGTGACTGATGAGTCGCCTGAGAATGCAGTGTTTGCTTCATTGAAAAGCGCTTCAGTTGCATTGGTATTACCTGCTGAATAGCGTGACTTCATTGCGAAGATCAAGCCAGTTGGGCCAGTCATTGGCTGCACACCGCAGATGTCGTATGCAATCATATTTGGCATTGCACGACGTACGAGTGAGATAAGAACTGGATCCCAGTTTGAAGCAGAAGCAACATTGTTTGCTGGAGTTTCTGCTAGGAAGTTCTGCTGGGTGCGCTGTTCCTGAAGAGCCTTCTCAGTGTTCTCTAGAACCGCTGCAGTAACTGCACGGCGGTGAGAGTCTGCGATTTTGCCGGCTGATTCTTCATTAAGAACGGGAGCCCATTTTTTAATTAGATTGTCATATGATTCCATCATTGGAATTTACTCCTTGGTATTATTAGTTACTTGATTTACGGATTGCTGCAAGATACTGAGCCATAGTTGCTGAAACTTCTACTGTATCAGTAGTGTCATCTTCTTCTACGCTTTCAGTGATTACAGCTTTTTTGGTGAAGAGTGATTCTTTGATGGTTTCAACTTTTCTTGAAAAGTCTTCATCAACATCATAACCTTCAACCATAGTTCTTAGCTTTTCTATCTGAGTATCAGCTAAACCACGTGAATGCTCACGAATGATTTCTTCACGCTGATATGACTCGATTACAGCAGCTGATTGCAGAAGTGCTTCAGTTGCTTCATTTAATCTATCAGATAGATCTTCTACTGAACTGTGAAGTTCGTCTACTAGGTCGACCTTGGATTCAGGAACATCAACATAGGATTCAGTGAATAGAGTCTTAAGACCCTTCATGAAATCCTCTGCAATTTCCGCACGAAGACCAGACTGGATTGCCAGTTTGTTTTCTTCCATCCAATTTTCAACCACGTAGTTGAGGTAGCTATCAACTTTTTCTACAAGCTCTGCTTTAGTTGCAGATACTTCTTCTTCAAGTTGAGTTGCATATGCTTCTTCAAGACGATCGATTTCTTCCGCAACTTTTGCCTTCACATTTGCTTCAAAGATAAGTGAAACCTTTTCCTTAAATTCTTCTGAAAGAGTTGCTTCTGATTCTACTAGAGAACCGAGTTCGTCATTGAAATCTATATCTACATCTGCAGATTCCATTTTCGCTGACCCATTCTTCGGAGCTGCCTTGAGGTGGCTTGGCTCTGAATTTCTTTTGTCACCCTTACGTGCAGGTGCCTGTTTGGTTGCAGTTGCAGCTTTGGCTACTGAAGCAATAGATTGCTCTTCTGCATTCTTAGGATCATGAGCTTCTTCGATCTCGTCGTCGAGCTCAACATCCTGTTCTTTTACTTGATCAGTCATGTTTGACTCCTTAATGTGTTTTCTTTTTCAGCAACGAGAGGAAATTTTTGAACTCACGAACCTGTGTCTCATAGAGATTAGTACGTGATGCAGTCTTAATTTCAGTCTCCATTTTTTCAATTACTTGAGGCTCAATAATGCCGTTATTCCAAATCCATTCTACACCTTCCATGATACCATTGACGAAAGCTGTCGGTGCAGATGGATCTTGTACGATATCAACCGTACTAAGAATAAAGTCGTCCTTGACGTACATTACGCCATTACGTTCCTCAAGACTACCCATACCACGAGTTGACACACCTAGTTGGACTCCACCTTCAAGTAAACCTTTTACGATATTACCCATTGGAGTTTCTAGTATACGTGCCTTACCCACAACATCATTGCCCTTCCAATCAAGGGCTTCAATCTTGTGGGATACCTTATCCAAGTTAATGGTAGGACCATCAGGGTGATTTAATTCACCTACTGCTCTACCAGTCTTAACTTGTTCTGTGACATATTTATTTACAGCTTGTTCCATAACAGGTCTTGGATAAATACGCCCATTTCTATTCTTTGATTCTGATTGCATAAACACGCCTTCAATGAAATGATTCTTACCACCATTTTCACGAGCTTCAGTAATAACCTCTAGATGTTGGTCATTATACTCTGCAATCAACTTCATTTCATTTTACCTTTGTATTGCTTCATAAATTCCTTAGCCATTTTTTCGGCTTCGGCTTGAGTAGGATATGTATCTAATTCATCACCATCAATAGTTACCTTTACTTTACCACCTGGTGCATTTGTGAATGTTACAGGGTAACCATTAATTTTTTTGGTTTCTGATTTAGATCTTAGATCTTTTAGTGTTTTCATCTCATACTCTTTATTAATTGTAATTATTTATATAAAATAAAAATTCTAAAGTTCTATAATCCAAGGATTTAAATCAGTTTTATTTAACTGAAGTTTATTACATTTTTTACTTTCAAAATATTCTAATGTTTCAGATCTATAATTAATAGGATTATCAACTATAATAAATTTATTTGAATAAATTTTAAGTTTATTTAATATTTCTTTTACTTTTAGTGTATCCGAATATTTTTTATTAATAGGATAAAATCTTGTTAAAATTATAAAATCATACATTTTATCACAATTAAATATTTTAAAATCGTTATTTCTTATATTATTACAAGTATATGTTAATTGATCATCAACGTCAAAGCTTTTTCGTAATTTAGAAAAATGTTCATTTTGTTGATCCCATTCAACTGATTCTAAATTTATTTTACCATAATTCTTTACATAATATTCTAAAAATCCAGCGCCCATTCCCATATTTAAATATGTATTTGATCTGGGTGTTCTTGCTATTTCATTATAAATTTGTCTGCCAATAGAAAAATATCTATCTAATACTATAGGATTTGAATATTGAATAATAGAAAAATGTTCATCAGTAAAAAGATTTTGATTTAATAGACAAAAATTTAAATGATTAAGTGAAATATTCTTATAATCATTTTCATTAATCGTC